CGCCTTGCACGTCCGGAAGTGTGGGAAGCTTGTAGCCAGTGCCGTCGGGACGGAGATTCATGTCGTTGGTCACGGGGACGTAAAGGCGAAGCATCTCCCGGATAGATTCGTGATGTGAATGTAGAAGTGGATCCTTGTGGCCTGAAAAGGCAGGGGCGTTGGTGGTTGGTTTGGTCAAGGTGCCTCGAGTAGTGCGCGCAGTGTAGTAATCACCGCCGTCGTTCCGTGGGGTGTCCAACCATACACTGCGGAAGCGAGCGGGTAGCGCACCCACGATCGGTGTGGCAACGGGCAAGCCAAGTTGCGCACAGGCGGCTGCAGACAGGTTGCGAGCTAGGTGATTGTGCACGGCTCGTGCGATCAGATGGTCAGGGTCGTTAGCGGCCGTTATCTCGGCGCATTGGTTGCGAGAAGCAACAGCTAAGATGGCGGAGAGAATTTGGCTTTTACCATAGAGTGATTCGACCAGACGTGGAGAAGAACCCATAGTAGCACCCATTACAAGGAAGATGTTACCGGTGGGTCGAGTGAGAGCGGTCCAAACGTTTTCGTCCGTGGCGGTAGATGTGAGCCCTCCCAGGTCGATGGCGCAGTCTCCCTCGATAGTGAGACCTTGGCAGGCGGCGAAGGTAAGGCAGCGTTGACCACCAGAGTTCTGGGTCTCAGCGAACCGTGGTGAAACAACCAGGAGAGGCACGTTGTGCGGTGCTTGTGATGTCATGAACACGCGCCCTTGACGCACTGGCTGGCCGGGTTCCGGGGCGATGTAGGGAAGGCCCCACAAATCACAGATGTCTTGAGAATACCTTCGCACGATGGTAGCGTAGTCGGGGGACAGGTTGCGAAGCCATTCAGAGGTGCTGACGTCATCGCGGCACACGGAATCACTAGCAGGGAAGGCTAAACGGCCCTGCGTCGTGTCGCAAGTGATAACGAGGTCAGTGATGCCCGGATTTGAGGCGACGAGCAAAGGGATGAAACCAGGCCAGAGCATGGTAGCGTCGTCAAGAATCAGGGTGCCAGTGAGTGGTTGGGCAAGGCACATACATCCAGTGGAGAAGTTGAAGGACTGCAAACCTGGAAATAGGGGACTCAAAGCTGCCTCTAAAGGAGCGCGAAGCTTGTTGAACCAGGTATGGAAGCGCAAGTTGGAGCATGTATACCCGCCGGCAGGGGCGATGGTGGGCAGGAAGCGGGCCAGTGCAGTAGATTTGCCTGAGCCGCCGACTCCAGCAAGTATGTGGAAGTTGACGGGAGGGCGATTGTATGTGCCTGTACGAAGGTGAGTTTCTGCAAGTTTGCACAGTGTGTCCAGGCCGCGGGCTATTTGGTCAGCACCCATGCCGCGCAGATCCATGGCGTCAGGATTGTTCTTAAGGTCTTGACTTAAGTGGCGGGCGAGCACGACGTCTTGTAAGGTCAGGTTGTACGCAAATGAGTGCGGTACTACTGGACGGGCAGGGAGAGGCTGGTAAGCAGCTCTATACTGCTGGATGTTGTTGAATCCGGCATGCAAGGCGGCTGCGGCGTTGAGTAATGAACCCTCAAGGCGAGCGTAGGCTTGATTCCAAGTCTTAATAGGCACATTGAGCACGTCTGCTATTTCCACGCGAGGCACTTGTCGAGAAATATACCCTACCATAGCGTGGGCTGGGGCCGCTACGGTTGGAGCGTTGGCCGAACAGTTGGCATGGTCTGTCAGATGGTACAGGCCGTTGGGCGTCGAGGTCAGAAAGAACTGTGCGACAGGCCAGCCAGGTACGGGAGGTTGCTCCAAGATGGGCATTTGACGCGCGCTATATACAGGTGGGCGTGGTGGTTGAGCCGCTCCGCGAGGACAGTTATCGGCATTGTAAACGGCCTCACGCATTGTCACTCCAAGACCAAAATGTGAGAAAACCAGATTGAGGTCCGAACGCGGTACAGCGCCATTTCCGAAGTTGACACGGTATTGCGGGGTTTGGAATGCCATCCAATTGCAAAA